GGGGGGTGGCGGTGGGGGGGGGGGCGGGGGTGGCGGCGGGCAGGCTCGGGTCGTTGAGGATGCCGTAGTTCTGCAAGCCGCGGATGCCGAACAAATAGGATTTATTCTGGAAGCGGTTCAAGGCGTTCACGCTGGCCTGATTGACGCGGTTCACATAGTCAATCTTGGCTTCGCCCGCGCGTGCCACTTCGCGTTCGCCCCAGCGGGTAAACACTTGGTAGTGGTAGCTCTGGCGTTGCGGGAAATTGACATTGGCGCCGCTCACGCCGTTGTTGTTGTAGTCGCCGTAGCTGGAGACTTCGCCGGTGGGTTCTACCAGCATGAACATGGCGGTTTCAGTCGTCCAGTCGCCTTTTTTCACTTCACCGAAGATTTCGGCGGCCTTCATCGGCTGTAGGGCGACTTCAATCAGCTTCGGATCGACATAGGTCAGCATCCATGCGGGAATGCCGCTGTTGCCTGTTGTGGTCAGTGCAGGCTGCGCGTCCATCGCCAAAGCAGCCTGCACCTGTTCGTTCATCAGCTTTTTGCTGCCGCCCATAAAGACGATGCCGGCATCGCGTTCGAGTTGTTGCAAGGTATTCATTTAATCGTTACTCCCATGTGGTGATTTTGGCCAGTTCGCCCGCTGCGGCTTTGGAAGCCACCTTGAAGCGGGTCAGGGTGTGGCCGGTTTCGGTGGCAGCGGCAGATGCTTTCAATGTGCCGTCGGTGTCTTTGGCAAACACGTTCTGGCCGATTTCAGCACCGGCGGGGAAGTTCGCCCAAAAATCGCCCGCTACCGCCAACGTAATGATTTGGCCGGGCAGGATTTGGTTGCCGTGTTCCGCCAGATAGGCAGTGATGCTGGCCTGCTGTTCGCGGTGGACAAAGCCGATGCGTGCGCCGGCGGTTTTTTTGTTGGACACTTTGCCGTCGGCATCCGCCCAAGCAAACACGCCAACGGTTACGCCGTCCGTGCCGCTAACGAGGGTGCCTTCACCCGACAGCATGGAAGCGTTCGGGTTGTGGGCAGCAAAATCCCCCGCAACGGCGGGGGCTTGGTAAGATTTAACTGCTTTTTGGAATGACATGGTTTAAGCCTTTCTGATTCGTGATAAACCGGGGAACTGTTCAGCGGTTTTGGCCGCATCTTGCGCCATCGGATGTTTGGGTTTGCCCAACATGCCGACCATGGCGCGGTAGGCGGAAGGGTGCACGCCGGTTACATCAATGCCGCTCTGTTCGAGCGCGAACTTGTACACGTCCGCCGCATTGTCCATCGCTACATCGCCGACAATGGGCGCCACTTCGCGCTGTGCCGTAGCCAGGGCTTGAGAACGTTGGCGTTCGGCTTCTACGGCACGTTTGATGGCCGCATCCATCGCCATTTTGGAAATGGCGGCATCTTGCGCGGGCTTGGGCGCGCCGCCTTCTGGGGCTTCCGGTTCTTCGTCTTCGGCGGGTTCTTCCGGCTCGGTGGGTGCGGGGTTGTTTTCGCCGTCCTCCGGCTCGTCTTCGTCCGTGCCGACATTCTCGACGTTTTCGGGCGGCAAATCTTCGCCATCGTCCTCAGCCGTCTGCACTTCGTTGGTGAGCGAGCCGATAACCTGCAACAGTTCATCGGGACTCAATTCGGCATCCTGCGCCAACAGGGGCTGCACGGCTGCCTGAATACGCGCTTTCGCGCCTGCTTTCAGTTTCATGGTTTTCCTTTCGTAAAATGGGTCTGCATCGCTTACTACAACATCACGCCCCGCCCGACCCACATCGACAAGGGCTACATGGTTTCCGACAATATCGCGCATCACGCCGTCGTAATGCCTGCCTTCAAATTCGCCTGCGGTCATATCGGCTGTGTAGTGATACGCGCTGGATAGCTCCACCTGCTCACCGCTCTCAATACCGGCAATCGCCTCTGCGTCCCACACGGCCAGCGAACATTTCAGGTAGCCGTCTTTGAACACAGTATCGCTGCCGGTCGTGCCCGCAATCACTTCTTTCTGCGGTTCGTCGGCAGAAACGGGGATATGCTTACTCAATAACGGCAGGTTGTTGAAGGTCGGCGCCGCCTTTTTCAACTCTTCAGGGTCTCGCAGCAGGTAGTAAACCTTTTTCGGCTCAAGCCCCAGTTGTTGGTAGTTGGGGATTTCGCTGCCGTAGTAGGGGTTTACCGTGGCCTTGCTGATGTTGGAGCTTTCCACATGCAGCCTGCCGTCTTGGTCGTAGGAGCGCAGGGAGCGGTCTTGGGCGAGGGAGAGCCGGTCTTTTGCAGTTGTTGCAGGTCTTGAAGCAACTGATGTTTTGGCTTGCTTGCCTATATGTTCTAGATATTCAATTACCTCAGGCGTCATCTCTCCACGCAAAAGTGCAACCATAATTGCGGCTCTCCGCTCCGACTGCGCCTCTCTTTCCGCTTTGGCATCTGCTTCCGCCTTTTGCTTGGCCAACGTTTTCTCACTTAACGGCTGCGCCTCTCCGACAGTTTCAATACTGCGCCCAAGCTCACGTGAAAGTGCCTGCTCAATACCCTTCCTCACACCGACGATGTGGCCGTTCTTCACCGTAACATCGTTCCTGTCAATGGAACTATTCTCCGGCATTCCCTCTACCCAATAGCCGCCGAAAATAGATTTTTCAGCTTTTATCGGCTCTTTGATTTGGATGTGGTTTTCTTTGAGCTTGACTTTGGTAGACGGTTTCTTTCCAGTCTTTGGTTTAGTTGCTGCCGCCAAATGCTCTTTGCTCGGCGTTTTCGCCCCGACAAAACTTTTCCGTACTTCGTTAATTTTCTCGCCGTTAAACTTCCCGCCCATCCCGGCTTCAATGCGGCCTGATTCGTCGATTTTGACGGGAGAGCCTTTGTTTTCTGCACCGTTCGGTTTAACGGTAATCCAGCGGCTGTCCATCGCCAACAATCGGCGGGCTTTGCTCAAAATGGCTCTCTGTTGCGTATTCATGAGTTGAATCCTTTAATCACACTGCGGCTCGTACAACGGCAGTTGATTTCCTCTCCGGGCTGCACCCATTTGCCGTCCAGATACATGCCTTTGCTTACATCGAACCGTTTGCCGTTGGCGGCGACGTGGCTTGGGCGCGGCTCTTTCCCTGCGTGGGAGTGCATCCATATAGCCTCGGTAATGCCCAATTCCTGCCGCCGTGCCTTTTCAATGGCCGCTTTTGCTTTGTTGGTTTGGTCTCGCGCAATAAAAGCGGCGCGGCGTTCGCTGATGCTGTAATCCTTGCGCAGTTCGCGGGTCAGTTGCGCCATGTCGTAGCCTGCGTTCACGCTGCGCCATACACTTTCTTCCACGCGGTTCAGGTATTGCTGGCCAATGGAGCGGATAAGCGATACGTTGCCGCCCAATACGGCCTGCAAGGCGGTTTGCTGTTGCGTTGTGGCATTGAAACGGACAGTAAAGCCCGCCTCCCGCAAGGCCGTCTGAAAGGCTCTCTCTGTGTGGTTTGCGCTTTGATTGGCGAATACCCCAGCGATTTGCGGGGCAAGTTTGTCCAACCGAGCCAGCCAATAACGCAACATGGCGGACAAAGCAGCCTGCAAGCCGTCCGTCAGGCTGTCTTGGGCAATGCCTTTCGGGTAGTGCCGCTCAAGCAAGCCCTGCACGTCGGCGCGCATTTCACGCAACAGCTTTTTCAGGCTTTTGCGGTAGGCGGCCTCTACGCCTAGGTTGGGCTGTATCGGCTTCAGGATAATGTCTTTATCGGACGGGGCGGACAGTTTCATGACTTGCTTTCGGCGGGTAAAGAAATTAGAATACTAGCAAGCCCTTAATTTGAAGGCTGGGTTAAATGCTTGGTGTCCAAGCTATCCCAGATGTACCGGATTAAGGGTTTTTTCATTCGTCCTTGATAATGAAATGGTCATAATGTTCATGGCCTGAATGCTTCTTCAAGGTAACAATCCCAATATTCAAACTCTCTCCATCCAAATCTACTACTGCCTGATATTTCTGTGCCGAAATAATGTGTGCACGTCCTTTGTAATCAGGCACGGCTTCGCCATCTTTCTTAGCATGAATAAGCAGTTCGTCCAGCTTCGCCATGATGGTTAATTCGGCGGCATTTGCGCCAGCTGTGGCATGTTTAATGCCCTGCCAGGTAACCTGTATCTCATGGCCGCTATCCCGATTGGTGTAGCTTTTACCGACAAAGTTTTCCCGTGCATACTGCATAGCGGCCTTACGCAGGTCTTTTGTCTGCTCAAACGTACCCAGCTCGTTTCCTTTAACAGCAATAGAGGGTTGTTTGGTCGAATGAGCCTCTTCAGGTAGCCTATTGCCGCCTCCCTCCCCGAACTGCCCATTCTCCGCACGCGGATGTTTGCTTTCATCCCATTCGGCATCTTGGGCAGGTTCAGGCTTTGGGTCGGCGGGGCCTCTGCTTTCTTCCCCTTCGCTGTCGTTCAGGCCGCCTGAAAAGCCGTCATCGGGCATTTCAGGCACGTCTTCCACGTCGATGCCGTTGTAGCCGCTGTCCGGCTCGCCCGCCAGCCGTCCGCGTACTTCCTCTGCCGATACAACACCGGCCTGAATGTAGGCCACATCGCGGTCGGTGTCGGATTTGCGGATGGTGGAAAGCTCGGTTTCGCTCATCTGCTGCAATGGCACGAAGTCGAAAGTGATGTTGTCGTTCACTTGGCCGAACAGATGCAGTTGCACCAGCTTGAGCAGTTTGTCCAACGGGTCGCGCAGCAGGTTTTCCTGCATGGCGCGGATGTGGTCGTAGTAAACGGCAATCTCGCCCTCTGTGCTGGCATTCAGGCCGCTGGGCGTGATGCCGAGCAGCTTCACCAGCGGCGTATGACTGGGTGCGGCCATTTGCTCCTGAGATTGGGCAAGTAGCGTATCCAAGCCGGATAGTGGGGTATTGAACTGGAAGAACTCTTCTTCCTCCTTGCTCAACAGCATCAGGCCGCGATTGTCGCGCAAACGGTTGTACAGTTCGGCACGGAGCATGATGTTGGTGTCGCCGTCGTCGCTGCCGCTCAATATCGCACTCATGTCGGTTTTGATGCCGGACAAAGAGAAGCTGTGCAGCAGGTCGCTGACGGAATCCACGGTACGCAGCCAGCGTTCCACATAGGGCATCATGAGCTGGGTCATACTCACGCCGCCGAAGTTGTAGGCGGGTTTGAGCATGTCCGGCACGGGGCGGGAAATCAGGGTAAACAGTCGGCTGGCATGGATTTCCTGTGCCATCACATACCATGCCTTCGGCTTGTAGAAGTCGGGCAGGGTAGGGTCGATGGCGTTGTACGGCGCGGGGGTCGTCCACATCGGTTCGATGTTCACCAAGGCTTTTAGGCTGCCTTTGGCAATGGTTTTTTCGGTCAAGAGCAGCGGATTGGCGAGTTTGCCGTCGTGGTCTTTGATTTGCACCAGTATCTGACCGCGCCCGAATAAACCGTCTGTTTCGATGGCCTTGCGGAACACATCACGCACGTTCAGCCGTTCGTAGCATTCCTCAATCTGCTTGATGGCCTCGCTGTTGTCTTCTTCGCCTACGGATTTGATTTCTATCCATTGGCGGGTCATTTCATTGGCGGTAGTTTCGCTCACGCTGCGGTATTCGGAAATTTGCGCCAATTCGGCCAAGCGCGGATAGCCGATAAAGCCGGTGCCGAAAAAGCAATCAGCCCCAAAGTTTCCTAAGGGGCTGCTGTCCATGGCTATACCGTTTGGCTTCACGCCTTCCGGCAGACTGGGGAAATCCAAGCTGTATGATGCAGGCTGCTTTTCAGGTAGCCTTTGCAGGGCGCGGCGCATGGCTTTGTCTGTGTGTTTTTTCTTTTTGCTCATAGTCCGCTCAATATCTTAGGGTTGATGTTCAGCCCGCCCTGTACGGGGGCGAAGGCCATGACCAGCGCATCCGCACGGTTCGGGCTGGGAATGCCGCGCTTTTTCATGTCTTTTTTGCTCTCTGCCTTCACGCGCCCGTTTTGGTCGTAATCCACCTGCGGACGGCTCAATTCGGCAGTCAGGTATTCCAACTCGTGCAGGCTGCTTGAAAGGCTGATAAGTTGGTCTTCGGGGTAACTGTCCCCGTGATGGACGGCACGCCACGTCTTATAGAAGCGGTCGCGCACCATCCACCATGCCTGCGCCTTGATGTTGGCGAACATGTCACGGTTTTTCTTGTCGTCGGTGTATTTGGCATCAGGCTTGTACACTGCGCCGCCGGCATTGAAGCCTAGCGTCTGCACCTTGCCGTTCTTGCGCCGGAACTGCGCCTTTACACCGGCACCCACGCCGATGTTGTCATACACAATGCGGTCAATATCCTGCTCTTGGGCGTACAGGTAAACCTTGTCGGCGGAATAAATCACGTCTTGGCCGCGCCATTGCTGCATATCGGTTACGACTGAGCCGTGCCGCAATACAGTGGCGTTGGCATCATCGCCTTCGTCAGCCACGTCAAAGCCAAGAATGCGCCGGCCTGCGGCTGAGAAGCCCAGTTTTTCATGCGCATCAATGGCAGCTTCAATCCAGCTTGGCTTGATAATCGCCAGCTCACTATCGGCCACCGGCTCGCCCAGCCAAATATGATGGTAGAGGTCTTCGTCCCGCTCTTTGCATTCGAGCATATCGGCCAGTAGCGGCGTATCGGCAAAATGCGGGTTAATGTCGTAATTCGCCTTCAAGACAATGCTGTCTTTGGGCGGGTGGACGATGAACCGCTGATAGGTGTCGTCCAAAATGTTTTTCGGGTTGAAACTGATCCATATTTCCGCGTTTTTGTCGCCACGGATAGATGGTATCAGTACGTCCCATGAATTCTTCGTTACCGCTTCGGCTTCTTCCACCCAGCACACGCCGACACCCTGAATCGATTTGATTTTGGTCACGTTGTTCTTGATGCCGTAAAACACGAACTTCGCGCCCGTGCCTTTATGGGTGATGGTGGATTTCAGGATGTCGAACTCATCCGTGTAGCCCAAGCGTTCGATGGTCTCAATCAATAGCTGGTACACCGAATCACCCAACGAACCTTGAAACTCACGGGTGCACAGGATGACCGTACCGATGCGGCGCGAAACTTCCACCGCCAATTCCGCCAGGAAATACGATTTCCCGCTGCCGCGCCCGCCATACAGCACCTTGTAACGCGCCTTGCGGATAAGCGGCTTAAAATACGGATTGGCCATAGGGTTACTTGAAAATATCTTCCAGCGAGCGGGTCTCTACCTTCACGCGCATATCGGCATCTAATTCCAGCTTCTCGCCATACTTCTTCGGCGCGAGCTTGGCGGCCTTCCATTTGCGGGCGTCGATTTGTAACTTGGCTTTCGCCACTTCACCCGTTTCAGGGGCGACAGAATCGGCAATATCGATAATCTCGTCGGCAAAACCGTCCGCCTGTTCCTCGCGCGCACGCGCGTATTGCTCCTGAAAATCTTGGTGCTCCGCCAGCCAGCGGTGTACTGTGCCGCCCGCAGGCATATCCGCAGATGCGCAAATCGCCCGCAAGCTCATGCCACGGGCGATTAGTTCGCAGATTTTATCTGCCGTTTCTTGACTGTATGTTGTCGGTCGCCCGACTGGGCGTTTTGCCTTTGCCATATCGAGCTATCCTAAATTAAAGGCCGCCTAAAGGCAGCCAAAAAGAAAGGAGAAAATTACCAATTCGCAACTTTCTCCGAAATATAGCACTTTTATATCAAAAGTGTTTCATGCTGTCAAGTGCAAAACAAAAGCAGCCCGAATGCAACAAAGCACTCGGGCTGGAATTCTATATCTTTTACCCACGGCAAAACCCCCGCATGGGTAACGACTGAATAATACGCCTCTGATAACCGAAATGCAAGTGTTTTTTTATATCGTTGGCATATGGGATTTAACTAACAAAACAAAAGCAGCCCGAAGGCTGCTTGAGAATACAAGAAAGGGAGGGCTAAGTTAGTAAATCTGGAGAGCCCCCAAGTCTGCGGATACTAGAAGTATCAATCAATGATTGCATTTGTCTTCGAGCTAAATCATTTAATATAACAAGGCGCTCTGCGGCGGACACCCCTTGTTCTATAAGCAGCGCATTTTGGCTTTCCAAGCTAGTCATCACGACAAGCTGTTCTATACTGGCATAGTCTCGGATGTTGCCTTTCTTGTCTGGGTTCTCAATCCTCCACTGTTTCGCAGTACAGCCAAATAGCGCCTGATTTAAGATATCCGCTTCAGAAGCATAGATAAATCCTTCTTGCGCTTTGGTAATTTTTTCTGGAATTAAATTGTTCTTGACCGCGTCAGTATGCACCTTATACTGAGCTTTTGTCAGAGTCCTCCTAATATTCCACTCCAAATTGTTTTGATTAAATTCTTGTTCTTTTAAACGCTGGAACTCACGGATTAAGTAGAGCTTGAACTCCGGGCTCAGCCATGAACCGAACTCAAACGCAATATCCTTATGGGCAAAGGTGCCGCCATACCTGCCTGTTTTCGCTATTAAACCAATACCATTAGTCCGCTCAATCCATTTTTTTGCAGACATAATAAAGCGGTTTAAACCTGCCTCAGTTTTAATTTGGTGGAATTCCACCAAATTAAAATTTGGGTTATTGATGGTTTCCCAAACACCAAGAAAATCAACGGTATTCTTGTTTTGGAGCCAGTTCTTTATCAGTTGGTCGCCATCGCCAAAGTTTCTGGTCATATCAGTTAAGCTGATGTAGTCATCATCATGGATAGTGGCAATTTTAATTTCAGCGCCCTGAACATTAATAACATCATTACCCATACTTATTCCTTTTTAGTAATCACAATCTTCTCATTTAACGCGAACAAAATAGAGACCATTGTTTCAATAGTCAAGTTTTCGCTGCCATTCATAATTCTTGAAATCAGAGAGCTGCTACTCCCTGTCAGTTTAGCCAGTTCGCTATGCGAGATATTCTTATCATCAAGAATATTGTTCAGCATGATGGCGAAATCCACCTTCGCTTCTTCCTGAGCTGTGATTAATTTATAATCCTCTATTTTATTCATGATGTTACATAATCCGCTAACCAAAGTTAATCACAGTATATCAAACCAAACCCCGCGAACACATCACGGGGCTCAGGCTACCTGAAAATCACGCGTTTAATTTGTGATAGCGGGCTTTCTCCGCGCTATCGCCGTCCCAGGGGAAGTATTGGAAATACTCGTTGTCGGGCACGCTGATGCCTGCCTGTTCGGCCACGTTGCGCAGAAACATGATGCTGTCGGCGGCGTGGTCGTTCAGGGTGGCGGCTAGGCGGCGGTTCAGTCCGCGCAAGGCTGCCCGGTGTTGGTAGATAAATTCGGCGCAGTACAGACTATTGATTACAGCGCCCTGCAAGTTGCGCAGGGGTTGGGGCTGCAAGTTTTCAGGTAGCCTGTCCAACACTTCGCCGTTCAGCCCGCTTTGTAATGTGAGCGAATGCACATAAGCCACCGCAGCAGGCAACAGCGGGGCGGCGATTTGGTCGATATGCTCCACACCGAAGCGCTGATGCACCATGCGGTAGGCAGCAGAATAATCAACCCCGCAGCGGGCGACCAGCAGCTTGACCGCGTCCACCAATCCCCGGCGTTCGTCTATCGTGGTTTGGGTTTCCAGCTTGGGGCTACCTGAAAGAATCTGCTCAATCTGTTCATCGCACCATACGGCAAATTTAGGGTCGAGCCAGCGGGCGAAATCAACTGCTAGTTTGGGGTGCAACCAAGTACCTTGTTCCGTACCGCCCTGCTTGATGATAACTATTTGATTATCTTCCGTTGCTCTTTTTGGAGTAACGCTTAATTTTTCAGCAAGTGCGGCGATATACTCTTGAGTTCTTTCAGATTTTAGATAATTACCAACACGCCTATTGAAATGAGCGGCTACAACAGTAGCGTTCAAGTAGCCATTATTTTGAAAAGAAACTGGGAAATTACCGAAAGATACGGTTTTGATGCTATTCATGAGATTTACTCCTGTTTGAGATTTAAAACCCTTTCGAAGGGGTGGCGGGGTGTTCGAAACATGTAAACAGACATGCCGCCAGCCTTGCGGACTGGCGCACCCCGCCATAGGAGTAAACTTTGTGATGGGTTCAAGGAGAGAGCAATGAAACCAATAGACACAAAAAATCCACACTATCGGGGCGGGAGCCGCTGTTTCAGGTGTTTCGAGCACCTAGGAAGCATAATACAAGCAAAAACCCGCTTTTGCAAGCGGGCTTATTTTATGTAGTATTTTTAATTGCATACAAACTGATAAACTTTTTCTACCATAGAATCAGGCGAGACAGCGTTGTATTGCATTAGGTACGGATTAGCGTGCGCAGTTAGCAAGCGTAGGAGTGAACCGCATGGTTTATGTGTACTAGATGGTATAATAGCAGTTGTTATTAATCTCCTAATGGTGTGTGATCATGAAAAAAATCATCTTACTAATAGCACTAATTTCTATTACTGGTTCTGCAAGTGCAGCTTGCGATAGATTCACTAATACTGTGGATATTATGTCATGTTTAAGAACAGAAAATACACATATAGAAGCTAGGCTCTCAGCAACATACAAAGCAATATTGGATAAACTGAGTCATAATGAAAGAGACGGATTGCTACAAGCGCAACGTCTTTGGGTTCGTTTTAAAAATGCTGATTGCACTGCAGTAATGAAAAGAGACGAAGGAGGAACGATTGCTGGTATTGTATGGCAAAGCTGTATTAATGAAAAAGCGCAACGCCGTGAAGCGGAATTACGTGAGCTATACCCTGATAGATGATACCCTAGCCAATTGATGGGGTTTTGATGACCAAACTGAAAGGGGCGTAGTATTGACCAGTTAATTTGTCCTCATATTTTGCTTTTCTCTCAACAAGCGATTGACTTCAATAACCCTCTCACGGTATTTTTGCTCTAAACACGAGATATAAATATCGGATGCCATATTTCCAGCTTGCAAAGGTGCATAAGCCAATTCGCATTCAACAGGAACCCATGCGCGCCAACGTTTCTGCGCTTCAATGAAAGCATTGTCGGTTATTGAATTGTCATGCGTTCTTGAGAAACTTTGCAAGCGTTGGTATGCGGCATTCAATTGTCGCGCCTGTCGCTCAAGTTCAGGAGATGTTGAACAATATTCATCAACACACAAGGAGAAGGCGGGGCAAGAAACTCCCAACAGTATGACTAATAAAAGTTTTCTCATATCAAACATCCTAAAATAAACTATCTACCTGTTTGCGCTCATCATCACTCATCGGCTTATACCCTTCGGTTTTGCCTGAATCATTACGCTGCCGAACCGGCGGAGGAGTGCCCTCGTGTGTTTTCGTTGGTACTTCGCGTTGCTGTTGCTGTGGCGCATTACTATTTGGTGTGCTGTTCTCAGAAAGTGCGGACAGGATGCCAATTAGAATCAAAATAACGATTCCCCAGCCGATTATTTTGCCTATTGTTGCCAAGCAGCCTCTTCTTTTTGGTGGAGGCTCTGTCGTCTCGATCTGTGAAAAATCCAGCCTGCCTTCACTCATCACCTCTTCCCGTAATTGCCAGTATTCTGCTTCGGTTAGCTGGCCTTTACTGTACATCCGCTCTATCTTTTCCAGTTGGTTGATTTTGCTCGCACGTCCCATTTTCCGGCTCTTCTGCGGTTGGCTTGAGGCTAATTTTGCCCGATAAGACAGCCCTGTCCCCTTGATGCCGATATTGGAGTAGACGCCTTTCTTGCTGATATTCAGGTTGGCGCCACGCTTCCCGATGGTAAAGCTGGTAACGCCACGCTTCCCAATATTTACACGGAAGCCGGGTGCAATCTTGAACGATTTTCTAAATCGAAACCCCATTTGAGAGAAGGCTGTGTGAAGTGTAATAGCGGACAATTATACATATTTTTACACAGCCTAGCCGCGCAAACACAAACTACCCAATAATCCCCGCTTGCCTAAACTCTGGCTCCAGTTTGCAAATGGCGCTATTGAGCAGCCCGGCAACGATTCCCCCAACCTGTTTCTTTTTCCGCCACAACGTTACGCGCCCAATATCAAATCTGTCTTGTATCTGCGTTTGCTTGGGGCTGCCTGAAAAAATATGCGACAGCAGAGCATCACAAAGCAACAAGGGAATGCCTTGCTGCTGATCTAGAATGTAGCTGCTCAAATCCACAATACGGCTCAAATTGCTGCCGTATTGGGCTTCTACGGCGCAAAGCTCCAAATGGTTCAGCAGCCGTTCCACCCGAGCCCGTATCATCGCACTATTAGCGTGCCAGTCATGTTGTGTCATCCCTTGTCCGCCGCCACGGCTCACGCCCTTATCCTCTACCCAGTGGCAAATTTGTGCGGTGTTGTTCAATGGCTCGATCCGCATGCAAGATAAGCGGTAGGCGTGGCTCAATGCTGCTTCGACTGACTGGTACATGCTATTTCCTGTTCATCTGTTTGGATAGTAGTTTCTTGATACGGCGGCGTCTCATTACCCGATACCAGCGGCTTGCTCGGATTTTCTCTTTGCGCTGCCGCTGGGCTTCACGGCGGGCTACTTCGTCAAAGGTAGGGTCTCGGTAGGTCTGTGTCATCATCTGCCCTCCTGCCTAACTCCACCCCATTGCCAGCCGCCCATGCCTGGATATACTCAATCAGACTAGCCAGCCTGCGCACTCCCATCCGCGCCGTACTCTCCCGCAGATTGATGACTTCACCCTCCAAGCCGATTGCCATTTCAGCCGTGCCGCCGGTGGCAATCCGATGCCCCGATACAAAAATCATCTTCCATTGCTCGATTGAGAGTTTTTGGCCGTTGAAGGTTTTCTGTTTCGCAATATCCCCCAGCATCGCATGCAGCTTCGCGTTCTGCTCATCCGTGCGGGTTTTCTCCCGTACTTCCACGACTGCTTTGTCATGCGCCTGAAGCAGCGCTCCCGCCACCTCATACGCCAGCCGCATCACATCCCGCTTGTTATCCCGCGTGATGAATCGCTTAAACTTTTGGCTCATTCAATCTCCCTCGTCTTCCTGCGGTACTCCGCCGCCAGTTCGCGCAAATCCTGCTTGCCGTAATGCTTCTCCGATTGGTCGGCTTCGATGCGTTCCACCTCAGCCAGCCCGATACGCCCAATCAAGCCTTGGCGATACGCCACCACATTGCCGGATAGGTGGCAATTACAGTGTTTGCATTGTCCGTGCACGTTGTTCTCGTCAAAGCGCAGGTGCGGAGAACTGCCCACGCTGCGGTAATGCCCGGCGTCGTAGCTGTTCGGCTCGCTGCCCAATGGCTTGCCGCAGCTGATGCAAGGCTTACCCCTATCCCGCAATCGAATGTAACGGTTGAACGCCTGCTGCGCCTTCTTGGTCAGTTCCGGGATGGTTTCCAGCTTGTGCCGCATCGCCTTGGTTCTCGCCCGTTCCTTGCGCTTGGCTTCACGCTCCGACTTGATGGCCGCCTTGCGCTTCTGCTCGCGCTGATACTCAATCCCGCAAGCCGGAGAGCAGACAAACTGCAACGGCCTCTGCTTCTCAAACACATTGCCGCATACTTTGCATTTACGCTTGGCCATGTTTCACCCTCTTCAAAATCTCTTCACGGGTCGGCGCACCGGATAAGGCAGTCAGCTGGTGCAGCATCATCTCTTGCAGCTTCCTACTTGGCCGGCAGCGGCGGATTTGTTCGGCACAGCACACCGGACAACGGAAGTTCAGCACGGCTCCGGTAGGCGGGCAGCAGGGGCAGGTATCCATATCACGCCTCCATCGTCAGCCGCTCGAGCAGCGCGGCAATCTGCGGGCGGAATGGGTTGCCGTTCGGCAGGGCAGGCAGTGGCTCGCCGGTTTCCAGCAAATGCCTTTCTGCCGCCGCTTCGGAAGGCAGGCAGGTCAAAGCCTGTTCAGCAGTCAGGCGGCCTTTGCGTACTGCATCCATGATGGCAGTGGCTTGATGCTCGCGGTTGTAGCCACGGCTCACAAACCATTCCACCTTGCCCCCATTGGCTACCACATCAGCAGCGAGCCGGGCATAACTGTCACGGAAGGCCATACGCGCCCCGGTTTTGTCTCCGGTGGCGAACAATTCCCATGCCCCATTGCCCGCAGCCGTCATGGCGATTTCCGGCACAATCACGGTCAATTCTTCATTGCGCCAGCCTTCGGCCAGCATCCCGAACGCTTCATCGGCAGACGGCAGGCCGGTATCGATACGCTCCAAAATCGCCGCCAAACTCAAACGCCCGGTCAGTTCGCGGCGGCAGCGGTTGAGTGCGGACAGCACGGCTGCCGTGTCGTAGGTTTGCAAGTCATCCACCATCACATCCACAGCGGCTGCGCTCAAAGCGGTGCCGGTCAGTTCGGCGGTTACGGCCAGCGCCCGTTTCAGTTCGGCGCGTTTAGCCAAAAATTCCTGTTGGTTCATGCTGCTACTCCATGCTGTTTGCGTTGATAGCGCTCCCATGCTTCCAAATCATCGGATTGCATGACTGCATCCAAGTTGCCTTGCGTGCGTTCTGCCTGTTGCGCTTTGGCTTGGGTCATCTGTTCGCCGCGCTGCATATCGGTCAGCACCTGCTGGTAAGCCCGAAGCAGGCAGCCGATTTCGTGGCGGGATTGCACAAACCAGCGGTTATTGTGGGAAACGAAGTAGGCCGCCAGATGCGGGGCAATCTCCCTGCCAACGAGACGTACCAGTTGCGCAGTTTGTCCGCGTGTCTTGGCATTCGAGGCAGGCAGCACGCCGTAACGGTTGCGATAGGCTTGAGCGTAGGCTTGCCAAGTTGCCACGTTGTCCGGGTTGGCTTGTTTTTTTGGTTTTGCAGGCTTGGCAGTTTGGATTTCTGCCAGCTGAAATTCAGGTTCGGCAGCGGCGGGATTTATCCCCGTCGCCACTAATGACGGTTCTATCTGATGGTTCTCTGATGGTTCATCATTTAAGGAACCCGAAAAGTTTTCGGGTAACTCTGGAAAAACTTTCGGGTACGCTCTGTCGTTTTTTTCAGGTGAATTTTTTTCACCTGAACTTTTTTCACCTGAAAGATTTTCTGGTAAGCTATCCAGTCGCTCGATATGCACCTGGTACATATCCGAAGACCGCCGCCCATTTTTTTGCCGACGGGCGCGGGTAATTAGACCGAGTGCTTCCAAAGTGTTCAGATGTTTGCCGAGAGTGCGGGTGGTCATGCTGCATTTGGCTGCCAGCCGCTCTTGGCTAGGCCAGCACACGCCAGCATCATTAGCTGCATCGCACACCATGCCCAACACTATTTTCAAGCCGGTTTCCAGCGTGCTATCCCACACTCTCGATTGCAGTTTGATACTCATCTTCTACCCCTTACCGCCGCCAACATTCGGCGCTCACAGAATTCAGTCAAATCCAACGCACGGGCAAACGCCCAATTCCAAAAACGCTCACGCATGGCTTACCTCCAATAGTCGGTAGCTGGCGTATTTCTTGCCCGTTCTTTGGTCATGCACCATCTCGCGGTGGATAACGTGGCCGGCCTGCGATAAGTCATAAATCCGCGCACCCAAACGCATACAGCCGAACAGGTTTAATGCTTCCAGCGGCGTGATGCTGTTACCTTGGCGCATGTATTCCAAAATCTGATTGCTTTGTGTCGTTTTATTTGCCATAATTAAGCCTCCTTTATATTTCGTTAATATCCTTTGCCCGCATTCCCGTGCGGGCTTTTCTTTATTCGCCCCACCACTTCCGGAGACGCCGGAACCAAGCCATCTTGACCGGCACATAAATCCGTTGCATGATTTGCCCGTCATAACGCGCGGTGGCCGCAGCCCTCAGTTTTTCCCTAGCTTCCTCCGGGCTGTCCGCCCAAATGCTTAATGACCACATCCTGCCTTTGAAACGGTAGGAGAACGTGTATTCATTTTTTGCATAATCCATAAGGAGTTCCTTTATGTATTTCGAAATGTATAGAGATGCCCGTAATGAATGGCGCTGGCGGTTGAAAGCCGGTAATCACGAAGTCATCGCCGTCAGTTCCGAAGGCTACGCATCCAAACAAAGTTGTTCCCATTCGATAGACTTAGTTAAATCCACTACAGCCAGCACCCCGGTTAAAGAAGTGTGATTCCCCAGCCCGCCCAGCGGGCTTTTCTTTTACCTAATCTTCCCGCTTGGCAAACCGCACCAAGTCTAGGAAATCCCCGCACATTTCCAACGTGTGTCCTAACTCGTCTTTGAATCCGTAACGTTTGAAATAAGCTATAATTTCCGTATCACTCATCCGTTCGAAAGACGCCGGGAATGCACCATCAATTTGTTTCATCATCAAACCTACTCTCCGTTGGTTATGAATATCCGGTTTTGGAAGTACGCTTCAAACACGGCGGCTGTTACCAGTATTACGGCGTGCCGGAAGGCGTGTATCACGAACTGTTGAATGCCCCTTCCAAAGGGCGCTACCTGCACTACCAAATCAAACCCTTCTATCCGTGCTACAAAGTGTTCTGATTGCCCGTCTGTCCGGGCTGCCAAGCGCCTTTCCGCTTTGTCTGCCGTGGTAAAATGGCTGTCTCTCACAACAACCGACCACGAAACCATGTTGTCATCTATTGCTTCCGCTTTTGCCGCGCTGAAACAGGCGAGCGATGTTCTCCAGTCTTTTCAAAACGCTAAAACGGAGATGGAAGTTCATCAAAAGACGACCGAGCTTTACGGCATCATCTCCAGCATTTACCCCGAACTCCTCCGCACCCAAGAAGCGCATGCGTCGGCGAAAAGCAGAATTGCAGAGTTGGAAGGCGAGATTGCTCGTCAGAAAGATTGGGAAGCAGAAAAACAGCGTTACGCGCTGTACCAGCATCCGCTCGGAGCGCTGACTTACCGATTGAAGGAAGCGCAGCCCGACGGCGCACCCGTTTACGACCTTTGTACAAACTGCTATCAGGAAGGCATCAAATCTATCCTGCAATACGCGGGAGCATCTGGTGTGGTTGTTAAACACCGGTGTCCGCGCTGTCGTACCGAATTCCTTACGGGGAATGTTCATTACTAGGCCACCCATTAATCAGCCTGATTAATCAACTGCAAAGCCGCCAACAGACTGCCTGCAAGCTCGTATGGAGGTAGGGAGGACTGCTTGGCCGCTGTCAGTACGGCATCTTTAATCTCCGCCTTGTCTTCATCCGATAGGGCGGATTGCTCTTTGAGCTTCACGCGGATACCCACTTCAAGTTCCAGCTTTTCTTTCATCTTCTTTCCTTTCTCAAAAATATTTGCGCTTTTACCTGTCCGCCCGGCTGGCGAAATATTCAGCCGAGATGCGGCACATCAGCCGATACTCTTCGGCATTCACCACCACAGCATCTTCAGCCACCACCTTGCCGCCACAGGCCGCAATCATTAACGCCGCCCGCATTAGCCCGCATTCGTCAGACTTCCAACGGCTCACGGTGGCATCATCCATACCAAGCAGCAGCGCGACTTCGTGCTGTGATTTATCCGCAAGCATTCTCAAAACAGCAGCTTGCAGCTTGTGTGCCTTTGTGATGACTTCCACTGATAATTCAGTCATGGTTTAGCCCCGAATACTTCCGCATACAAAGCGCGCAGCTTGTCCATCACAATGTATGAAGGGGTGGTTCGAGTGCCATTGTTCAGCTTCGCCACATAAGCGGTAGAGCAGCCAATATTTTTTGCAATAACCTCATTACTTAAGCCTTTTTTCTTAATATTCGCCACAAGAGTTCTCGGTTTCATAGTCTTATCCTACTCATCAATAGCCGCATTATAAGTACTAATGTACTCAAAATGCAAGCACCAAGATACTTGCCCCATTAAGTACAATAGTACAAAAGGAAATCAAGATGAAAACACTACAAGAACGTTTGAAGTTTGCCCGGGCCAAGAAGGGATTGAGCCAAGCTACCCTAGCAAAAAGCATCGGCAAATCCCAATCCTCTATTGCAGCCATCGAAGCAGGCCGGAACAAGGAAACCACCAATATTGCTTCGCTGGCTATGGCATTGGGTGTCAATGCGGTTTGGTTAGAGACAGGTAAAGGTACACCGTTTGGGAGCAGTCCCAACGTCCGCGAACTAGGTATCCCTCTAAACACCGTCCCTATCGTTTCTTGGGTAACAGCCGGCCATTGGGCGCAGGCCATTGATTTACTCCAGCCCGGCGAAGGAGAGCGCATCTCCACCAGCATCAAAGTCCGACCACACACCTACGCCCTAATCGTAGATGGCGATAGCATGGAGCCTGAATTTACCGACGGCGACATCATCATCGTCGAACCGGAAGAAGAGCCCGTCCCCGGCAAGTTCGTCATCATCCGCCAAAACGGCGACGAGGCTACCTTCAAACAGCTCATCAGCGATGGCGGCCGCTGGCTGCTCAAACCGCTCAATCCACGCTATCCCGTAATGGAGATGCGGGATGATGCGGTTTTCTGCGGCGTGGTTAAAGAAAAAATTAAACGCTACTGATTTCTGGAGAGCACCATGAAAACCATCTACATAGCCCAGGCCTTTTCCTACGAGGTCAAAAAAGGCAAGGCCACCACCAAACTGCTCAACGAGCAGCCGATACAGTACGCATCAGCAGACCAGGCTATCAGCCGGGCAAGAAGGATGGCGGAGACTAAGGCCGGAGCGATTGCGATAGCCCAGCAGTTTGACGAGGCTACGGGCGAAGCAGGAGATTATGAAGTGCTGTGGCAGGGCGGGACGTTGCCGCAGGGGATGGTTGAGGATTAGGCCGCGTGTTTTGGTGGAGCGTGTTGGATTAATGGCTTTAATAAGGCGCTAATAATATAGATTAATCAATATTAATCAGTTAATTATGATATAATTACGGATGTTTTATGACAAAATTTCAATGTGATATGAGTAGACAACTAACTGTCTTTAGTGAAGGCTCTGTAACTACATTTGACGACTTTGCTAACAAAGAAGACAACGTTTTTTGGTATGCATCAGACCTCGCTATGATGCTGGGTTATGACAATATGAAAGCTATCGATAATGCTATCAATAGAGCGCACGCTGTCTGTTTTCAATTAAAGATTCCTATTGCAGAAAACTTCATACAGACAGCGTCTACGAACTGTGAACATGACATCAAAATGACGCGCTTTGCCTGTTATTTGACAGTTATGAATGGCAATATCAACAACCAGAAGGTAGCTGCTGCGCAAGCCTATTTTGCTAAACTAGCCGAAGAAATAGATGCGGTTTTCAGAAATGCAGATGACGTAAACCGAGTTTATCTGCGTGGCGATATATCTGATCGTGAAAAAACATTGAACCATATAGCGCACAAGCACGGCGTTGAAGAGTACGGATTATTCCAAAATGCCGGGTATCGCGGGCTGTACAATATGAATATAGGCAAGTTGAAAAACTATAAAGGCGTTGGAGATTTCAAAGGCTCATTACTAGACCTGATGAATCCGGAAGAGCTTGCAGCCAATACATTTAGGATTACTCAAACGGAAGCCAAGATACGCAACCAAAATATAAAAGGGCAAAAACCTTTAGAGCGTGCAGCAGAAGAGGTAGGAAGAAGTGTACGCAATGTTATGATGCAAACATCTGGCACGCGCCCAGAAGACTTGAAACTTTCAGATGAAAAAATCAATAAAGTCCGTACTGGTATCAAACAAACCAAGCGTGCATTAGAAAAACATGATAAGAAACCGAAGGATAAATAATATTTACCAACTCCCATAACCCGCTATTCAATATCATGAATACAATAGAGAATTATGAATTAATAGCAGCTCAAGAAGAAGCGAAAGTGGATTTCGCTATCATGCTAAACAATATTCTTGAAGAGAAAAATATCTCCTATACCGAGCTGTCAAAGCGCACAGGTAAAAGTAAATCTCTGATTTCAAGAATTATGGGTGGCAGCGAGAATCTGACTGTCGAAACAATGGTCTCTATGCTATTTGCGCTGGATGAAAAGATTGTGATTTCAGCCAAGAATAAGCGGTAAGTTGAATACTACATACATATAGGTATATACTATGCCCTAAGTGGATTAGGGGGTTCCCTGGTCGGCGTCATGGCTCCGGTTTTCGGGGCCTTTCGCTTTTTCTAGCAGTTACTATTTCAAGCCCGCCCCGCGCGGGCTTTTCTTTTGCCCGTCAAATCCCATCCAACTGTAAACCAGTAGTTGACTTTGCCGCCATGCGCGGCTTTTTTTTGCCTGCGGGAAAAATAAATTCAACGGATAATCAAGTACTAAAGTAATTTATACTGAAATCAAGTACAATAGTACTTTACAAGTATTGAGTACGATAGTACTATACGCCCCAACGAAATACGAAACAGACCGCACGAGCCAAGCCCTAGCGGGATACAAGAGGGCAAGCCCAGTTTGAAAGCTGGGGGCAAGGCCGATAAGCCCTAGCGGGCAGCGAAACAAAATTGGCGAGTAAAAGCCGAGGCGAATTTTTAACAGAGCCATTTCAAGTAGATGGCTTGATTAAACATTCGACAGCATTGAAGGAGAGAGCAATGTACGAATACGACTTATGGCTAGACCGCCAGTTATACGAGCATGACCGCCGCAACGCCGCCGCCGAATACGAAGCCGAGCGGCAGGAAGAAGAAGCCGAACGATTGGCCGACAAATACCGCAGCGAAATCATCCGCGAATGGGCGGAAGTAGCCATGATAGACGGCGAAGAAAATTACGACCTCAACGACCAAGCCACATGGGCAGACCATATCGACTGGTTTTTACTTGAGCGCAACGAAGAGCGCCTGCCGCTCGACATCCCAATGCCCACATGGGCAGAGTGCGTGGCAGCCATTGCCGCCAACTAACACGGAGCAAATCATGCAAATCAACATAGACGGGAATTACAGCCGCGCCGCCGAAGTGCTACAGCGCGGCATGAACCTCATCCAAGGCACAACGCTGGATGAAATCCTAGACGAGCTAAGCCAAGAGGTGCAGGCCGCCATCATCAAGCACATGATGGATAAAGCCGACGACCTCATCCGTGAGGAAGAGGAAGAGCGCGAAGAGGAGCGGCGCGAACAAGAACAGCAGTTCATCGGCTTAGCAGCCAACCAATAACCACAGCCAGCCGGCGGGCTGGCTATCTGAAATCAGAAAGGAAGCATCATGAGAATCGGGAAGTTAAAAAAAGCATGGACGATTATGCAAGTGCTGGAAGTGTTTGACGAGCACAAACAAGACTACATCGACCAGCACGACTACTACCGTGAGGGCGATTTCGAGCATGTTCGCAACCATATCGGCGACCAATTCAGCATTGCAGTGAGAGCCGGCGAAGATGCAGATAAATGCCTAAACCAAGCCAAGCAGCGCGTAGTGAGCGCGCTTGGTGGTACACACAAACAGTACATGGCATTTGCTTAAATTGGCGACAGACCCCCAGCCGGCGGTGGGGCAAAACACCGGCAGCAGGCGGCGGCTGAACTCCTTGCAAGGGTAATCCCCCTCTAACTACCGCGCGCCTGCACCACTACAAACAGGAGCTACAAAATGAAAACCCGCATCGCCGCTTGGATAGCGGCTATTTTTATGGGCGTGGCCTTTGTCGCCATGCCAACCCTAGACAGCCAAGACCAGTATTTACAAGCCGAAGAGCCCGCCGCCGAGCGGGTAGCCAAGCTAGACCGCCAAGCAGCGCAGGAAGCCGCCGAACTGGCGCGGCAATATCAAGAGATGGACGACGTGCAGATTATGCGCGGCGTGGTGTATGAACCAACCGAATAGGAGGTATCCGTGATTTTCGAACGTGAAGTTTATGCCAACGTAGAAGTTGAGATTGAGCTGGAAGAGGTACTCGAAAGGCTCAACAAGGATGGTATAGGCCAAGTCGAGCAATGGCTGAAAGAGCAGAAAGGCCAAGAATTAATGGCTGCCGACACTATCAGACTTTGCGACCTTGCCCAAATAGAAACACTGAATATGCCGCTGCCGCATTACTTGAGAGAGTTGTTAAGCATAACATTTGGAAGAGATTTTGGAGTACCGCAATGAGCAAAAGTAAAGAATTGATTACAAAGCAACACCCCGTCAGCGCAGGCGACATTCTGGGCATGGTTGCCGGCCTTGCCGCTGCCGCCATGCACATTTACACCATCGACCCAACCAGCAAGCTCAGCAAGATGCTCGCCACCGAAGCCATCCCGCCCATCCGGCAAATCATCCTGCCGATTGCAGAGGAGGCAAGGCAATTGGCCGCAGCAGACGATGCCGCAGCAGACGACTTCGTGGCAGTTGTTACAGCAGCCATTTTGCTGCTGGACAAAGCCAACAAAAAAGCAATCGAGCTTGGCTTATCCGAAGCAGTACCGCCGACTATCCAATAATTGGAGCCAATCATGACCCAACAAAATAAAACCCACTATCGCAAAGTATTCGACAGCCCCTACCTGTCCGCCGCCGACATTGTCGAGCCGGTAGTGCTTACCATCAGATGCGTTCAAGTCGAAGCGGACAAGACCAAAAAGACCAAAGACAAAATGAATACCGCCTACTTTGTCGAGCGTGAAATCAGAGCAGGCGAGCCGTTAAAGCCCATGATACTAAACGCCACCAATTCCAAGATGATGGCCAAGATAATCGGCAGCCCATTCCTGGAAGACTGGAACGGCGTGCAGGTAGAAATTTATGTAGACCACAACGTGAGATTCGGGCGCGAAACCGTGGAAGGCTTGCGCATCCGCCCCGCCGCCATCCGACCACAGAAGCGTGAGCTTACCCCTGACAATCAGAAGATGTGGCAGCGCGCCCTTGATGCCTATAAACGCGAAGGGAATTTAGATGCGGTAGAAGCCCATGTTTACATCAGCGAAGAGAACCGGCAATTACTTATCCAACAGGCAGACCAGTTATGAAATGGTACGACATCGAACAAAACAGTCCTGAGTGGGAAGAACTGCGCGCCGGGCGGCTGACCGCCTCCAACTTCGCCGTCATCATGGCCAACCAGCCCAAAGCCTTCAGTGACGCAGCCAAACGCCTTGCCGTGCAAATCGCCTTCGAGCGTATCAACGGCCACTCCATGCGTGCCCACTACGGCGACGGATACAGTAATGCCGACATGGAACGCGGCCACATAGAAGAACCGACAGCCCGCGCCTTGTATGAAGCAGAAACATTCTGCACCGTGCAAAACGGCGGCTTTTTCTGTAATGACTATATCGGCTGCTCCCCTGACGGCCTAGTCGGAGAAGATGGCGGGATTGAAATTAAAAGCGTACTGCCGCAAACCCACGCCGCCACCAAACGGCGCGGCAGCTTCGACCCAGCCTACCGCTGGCAGATACTGGGCAACCTTACCCACACCGGGCGCGAATGGTGGGATTTTGTCAGCTATTGCAGCTTCGCCCCCGAGCCATATCAATTATTTGTTTACCGCATCCACCGCGAGCAATACCGCACACAGATACAGCAACTACTGGCGCGTGAGCAGCGATTTATCGAACTTATCCAAAAGCAGATGAAGGAGTTTTCATGAGCACCATCGCAGTAGCAGGCCGCTTCACTAAAGACGGCGAAATCCGTATTACCCCGAACGGGCACCACATTCTCAATTTCGGTATCGCCGAAAACGTTTATATCAACGGCAAAGAACAGCCACAGTTTTTCAACTGCCAATTATTCGGCAATCGTGCAGAGAAGTTGGCCGAATACATTAAAAAGGGTGGGGCGGCGACCGTTTTTGGCAGTTTGCAAATCCGCAAATATACCGACCGCCAAGGCATCGAGAGGCAGAGCATCGACATCATAGTCGGCGACATTACCCTGCAAGGCAGCCGCGACCAAGCTCACACTTCCCAACCGGCAACACATCATGCCGCAGCAAGGCCACACGCTGCACAACCAGCACGGCAGCAACCCGCCGCGCCCGTGCCGCAAGATGATATAGACGATGACGTGCCTTTCTAGGATGGTAGATGAGCCTACTTCCCACCACTGCCTATTACCAACTGACATACGGCCAGCTGGACGGCAAAACGCGCATCCTCACCAATAACGGCGAGACCACTGAAGCGCTGCCAAAATATCCCGCCAAACCCACCACCACCAGCGCATTCCGCTATCAGCGCAAGTTTGACATCTGGCTGTTCGAAAGCGCATGCCAGGCAGCACGGCAGCGGCGCGATACCGCAGGGCTGATTCGTTTCAGCCAAGCCCTATCCTACGCCCGCCGCGCCAAGCTCAAATGGGGCAGGGCAGGCGGCAGCGCTACCGAAGCCGACAGCATATTGGCAGAGCAATACCTGTTTGTCGTCCCACTGCCTCCGTTTGCCTCCGATCCGTTTTTTACCGACTTTACAGAGAGTGCCCCATGTTCAACACCGCCAACTTCCCCAAAGAGCGGGTAGCCGCCTTTTTAAAAGCCTATCAAAACTACCCGCTCAAAGCCGCCGCACACAGCGCCGGCTTTGATTTATACCAAGGCTACATCATCGCCCAGCAACACAAAGTTCTCCGACTGCACGATAGCATCGTACAAAACAGCAACGGAGCCAGCATCGGCACAATCGGCGAAGAGTTGTTTGCCAAGCTTCTTCCCGAAGCCGTGGACGTCAATTGCAACCTCAGCATGCACAACCCCGATTATGACTTCCTACTCGGCAGCCTGCGTATCGACGTCAAAACCTCATCTGGGTTTTCCCCGAGCAACGGCTCATCAAGCACCGTGTTCCGCTTCCGCTGCAAAAACAAATTCGACTGCGACGTATTCGTCTTATTCGTCAAAGCTGATCTCGAAGCCGACCAGTTCGACAGCGCCGCCTACACCCACTGCCTGGTCATCCCCAGTATTTTTCTGTTCGGGAACAGGCAGGTGGAGTTGAACGCCCTTGCCTTCCAGGGGAGAAAGACCGCTTGGTCAGAGTTTATTATGCCGGTAGAAAAGCTGGCCGAGACCATCCGCCTGCTGGCCGCCAACACCACGCCGCTGCCACAGGAAATCATTGAAGCAGGGCGTGCCAACGAAGAATTGAAAACAGAACTCAACCGAAAGGGAAAAAATGGAAACCGCAACCGCACAACTGCGTGAAGAACTATTCGACACCCTGCGCCGCCTGAAAGACGGCCAAATCGACGCCGCCACCGCGCAGGCCGTCAGCAAAATCAGCGGCAATATTATCAGTACCGTAGCCATTGAAATCCAAGCCGCTAATGTAATCGGTTCAGACAAAATCAGTAGCTTAAACGGAGTTCCAACCCGTGAACTAGCCGGCGGCATTATTCATAAATTGAAAGGATGACCATGCCACAAGTATTTACCCAAAAGTAAAGAAGCAGATGTTAGAGCCATGCGAGATGCCAGAGACTGGCTTGATTCTGCAATCCAATATGTCATGGATTGCACCGTATATTCTCAGACAGAGAGGTAACCATATGACAGCACATAAACACGCAGCCTTGATGCTGCAATACGCACAGGATGCGGCCGAAACGGATACTCCGTGGGAGCGGTGGGAGTGGCGGGGCAAGAGCGGTGATGAGTTTTTAACTTGCTGTCAGCACCCTAGTTGGAAGCTAAACCATGACTACCGCCGCAAGCCTCAAGTAATCCGTGTAGGGCGGCATGAATTTCCGAAGCCGATTACCCAAAGACCCGACTTTGAGACTACATATTGGGCAACCATGTTTGATTATAGCGGAGACCGAAAATTCATAGCGTCCGCTGGACACGAATGGACAGACAGCCCTATGGATGAAGCATTGCTGGAAGGTAATTTATGCCATTTATCCCGCGAAGCTGCCCAAGCCCACGCCGATGCACTGAATGCAATCTGCCGGGGAGACGTAGAATGAACTCATGGCTCATTGACATCATCCATGCCATAGACGGCATAGCCAATGCCATCTTTGTGTTTTGGTCTGTGTACTACGCAGTGCACATGATTAAATTTCGTACCACTCCCGGGCTGAAATTGCGCTATAGATTGATGTATGCCCTGTCTATTGTGGGCGTGTTATTTATCCCAAGCAAAGCCACGTTGGAGATATTGATTCACTAGGCCGCCTTCGGGCGGTTTTTAGTTTGGAGATTGAGACGTGAGCCGAAACCGAAAACGGAAACCGTCCAAGCCCTATCGCGGGTACTGCACCTTTCCTTTGATTGGTGCAGATACCTACCGCGAATTCCAGGAGACCGCCGAGATGTTCGGCGACTTTGCCGACCCCGTGAAACGCAAGCGCATCTTCGACAAGCCCAGAAAGTATCGGTTTGAAATATGGCTGAAGCTGGTAGGCAAGCCTGAATACGAAATCCGCGAAGCACGGATAACGAGCGAAGGCGTAACCCGTGAAAACCTTAGCCAGATATTGTACGAAGTAGCCATGCAAGGGCTACAGGATTTGGACGGGCTGGAAGAAGTGGACGGCGAGCAGTCCATCATCAAGATTATTATTTAAGCAGGGGAACATCATGCAAACCTACAACATCCACGAGGCAGCCAGCATCTTGAAATGCCACCCCGTCTCCATCCGGCAGATGTGCAAGGATGGGGAAATCATGGCCTTCAAAGCGGGCAGGGCGTGGGTCATTACAGAGACCGCACTTGAAAACTACATCGCCGCGAAGCAAAATGAACGTGAGCAAGCGGTGATTGGCAGAAGGAGTAAAACACAATGTCAATCCATCTCAACAAACACGGGATATGGCAAATATCCCTACGCACGCCAAGCGGCAAAAGACTTAGACGCACTGCTGGCACAGCCGACAAACGTGAAGCCCAAGAGCTGCACGATAAACTGAAGCACGAACTTTGGCGGCAAGAGAAGCTAGGGGAGAAGCCGCAGCACCTGTGGGATGAAGCCTGCATCCGTTGGTTGCAGGAAAACCAAGGCAAGAAGAGTTTAGATAGCGACAAAATCAAAATCCGCCTGCTGCCCGAACTGCGCGGCCTGCTGCTGGAAGACATGACGCGCGACCTGATACACAGCGTTGTCAATCGCAAAACCTGTTCCGGCAGCACCAAGAACAGATACTTCGCCCTGATACGCGCCATCCTGAACAAATGCGTAAACGAATGGGACTGGCTCGACAAAGCCCCCAAGCTCAAACTCCACAAAGAGCCCAAGAAACGTATCAGGTGGCTGTATCCGGAAGAAGCACAGCGGCTGGTCAATGCCCTAGACAGCCTGCCGTATATGCAGCATCTGGTTATCTTCTCGCTCGCTACCGGATTGAGACAAGCCAACGTGCTTAATCTTAAATGGGAACAGATAGACCTACGGCGACAGGTGGCCTGGATTTATCCCGACCAAGCCAAAGCAGGGAAGGCGATAGGTGTACCGCTCAATCACACCGCCATGCAAGTGCTAATGGATAGACCGCGTGTCAGCGCCTATGTGTTCACACATAGCAAAGGCGCACGGGTTAAATCCATCAGCAGCCGTGTGTGGCGCGAAGCCTTGGATAGGGCAGGGATAGCCGACTTCCGCTGGCACGACCTGCGGCACACATGGGCAAGCTGGCTCGTTCAGCAGGGGACACCCCTAGCAGCCCTAAAAGAAATGGGCGGTTGGGAAAGTGTCGAAATGGTGCAGAGGTATGCCCACCTCGCTCCGGAACACTTATCACAACACGCCCGTTTAATCGATTCCAGCATGCCGCCCGGAATCGGGTTAGTCCAAAATTTTGCCAAAGTCCAAAACCAGCAAAACGCAGACAAGCAGTTGGAACAACTTAACTAACTGAAAAACCAAATCAAATCTGGTGGGTCTGGCTGGTCTCGAACCAGCGACCAAAGGATTATGAGTCCTCTGCTCTAACCCCTGAGCTACAGACCCGGCTAGAAAGGGCGGCATTGTACCGACAAGCCGCCGGCCTAGCAAGGATTACTGTTTGTTTTCCTCGCTATCTAGGAAGCTGCGTAAGCGGTCGCTGCGGGTGGGGTGGCGCAGTTTGCGCAGGGCTTTGGCTTCGATTTGGCGGATACGCTCGCGGGTTACGTCGAACTGTTTGCCCACTTCTTCCAGCGTATGGTCGGTGTTCATATCGATGCCGAAACGCATGCGCAAAACTTTGGCTTCACGCGGGGTGAGGCTTTCCAAAACGTCTTTGGTGGCTTCGCGCAGGCTGGAATACATGGCAGCATCGGCCGGAGCGATGTTGTTTACGTCTTCGATGAAGTCGCCCAAGTGGCTGTCGTCATCGTCGCCGATGGGGGTTTCCATGGAAATCGGCTCTTTGGCAATCTTCATGATTTTGCGGATTTTATCTTCCGGCATTTCCATCAGTTCGGCCAGTTTGGCGGCATCCGGGTCTTCGCCAGTTTCCTGCAGATACTGGCGTGAGATGCGGTTCATTTTGTTGATGGTTTCAATCATGTGCACTGGGATGCGGATGGTGCGTGCCTGGTCGGCAATCGAACGGGTGATGGCTTGGCGTATCCACCAGGTGGCGTAGGTGGAGAATTTGTAGCCGCGCCGATATTCGAATTTATCCACCGCTTTCATCAGGCCGATATTGCCTTCCTGAATCAAATCGAGGAATTGCAGGCCGCGGTTGGTGTATTTTTTGGCGATGGAAATTACTAGGCGCAAGTTGGCCTGAATCATTTCCTGCTTGGCGGCGGCGGTTTCTTTTTCGTTCGCCACCATGTTTTTGCTGATTTCTTTCAACTCGGCAATGGAAATCTGCGCGTGCTGCTCTTGTTCGATGAGGATATTCTGCTTTTCGATAATGGCGTATTGGAAGCGGCTCAGGGCTTCACTCCACACGCGGTTTTTACCGATTTCGGCCTCCACCCAGTTTAAATCGGTGATATTGGGCAGGAAGTTGTTGATGAAGTAGTCCCGATCCATGTGCACACGGTTGAGGCAGATGTCGCGGATTTCGCGCTCCAGGCGGCGGATACTGTCTACGCGGGTGCGCAGATTGTTGCTCAAGGTTTCAATCTGGCGGGTGGTAAAGCGCACGTTGAGCAGCTGGTCGGCGATGTAGTTGCGCAGGTTCAGGTAGGTTTTGTGCTGGCTGTGGTGTTTTTGCAGCGCGGCAACCATTTTCTTATAGGTGGCTTGGATGTCTTCGAAGTGGGCCAGCACTTTTTGCTTGAGTTCTTCGAGGTTGGCAGCAGAGATGGCGCCGGCATCCTCTTCGTCGGCGTCTTCTTCGTCGGCATCTTCGTCTTCGCTTTCCTCTAAATCAGCCTCTGGAGCGGATTCTTCGGCTTTGTCCACGCCAATGCCCAATTCGTCGAGCAGCTCTTCGTGCGGGTCGATGATGTCTTCCACCACTTCGTCCACGCGGATTTCGTCGTTGCGCACCTTTTCAATCAGTTCGAGAATTTCGGCAACCGATCCGGGGCAGGCGGAGATGGCCTGAATCATGTTGCGCAGGGCGGTTTCGATTTTTTTGGCGATAACGATTTCGTCTTCGCGCGTGAGCAAATCCACCTGCCCCATTTCGCGCATATACATGCGTACCGGGTCGGTGGTACGGCCGAATTCTGAGTCGGCGCTGGAGAGGGCGGCTTCGGCCTCGGCAACGGCGTCGTCGTCGGTCATATTGGCCGTATTGTCGGCCATCAGCAGGGTTTCACTGTCGGGCGTTTCTTCGGTTACCTGAATGCCCAGGCCGGAAATCATATTGACGATATTGTCGATCTGCTCGGCATCCGACATATCGTCGGGCAGGGCATCGTTGATTTCGGCGTAGGTGATGTAGCCGCGTTCTTTACCTTGCAGAATCAGCTGTCTGAGCCGTGCTCTTTGCTCCTCCGGGGTGAGCGGGCGGTTGCTTTCGTCTTGTTCTTCGGTGGCGGGATTGTTCTGTTCGGACATGTTTCTCTCGTTGTTCACAGGTCGGTCGGTGTAATCGGCATTGCCCTAGGTGGTGCCGTTGGCGGGAGGATGCCTTAAAAGCTCCAGCAGCAGTTTGGTTTCGTCATCGCTCAAGCCGTGTTCGATGCGTTTGCGTTTCAACGCTTCAACTTGCTGGGTTTTCAAGGCGTTCATCAATTTTTGCATACCCGATTGGAAATTCAGTGCGTCGGATTCGCCATCCCCCTCAAAGTGGGTGCTGTCCGTGCCGGACTGCATGATGCGACTGATATTGCCGTAATAGGGGGTGTTGCGCATGGCTTCCATCAATCCGGCGCTGGATAGCGGCGAGTGGCTGCGGCGTACATGGGCGGCCATGACGCTCAGGCAGGCAAGGTCGGCATCCAGTTCCAGATGGTCGGGTAGGTCGATATATGTAGCCCATTGCGGATTTATCAATAGGCGGCGGATTTGTTGTTGCGCCAAGCTCAGCATTTGCGGTTGGCGGAAGGTTTGGCGCGGCAGGGTGTAGCGTTGCTGGGCAACGTGGCGTTTGGGGGCTTCCTGCCCCATCAGGTGCGCCAAATTGGCCGGGTCGATGCCCACTAGATTGCTCAGTTCCTGCTTGAGCAGGAAGGCGAGGGCGGGGGCGGTAATCTGGGTGAGCAGCGGAGTGGCGTTTTTCACCAGCTCGGCCTTGCCTTCTTGGCTGCGTAAATCGAGCTTGGCGGTAAGTGCGTCCCAAAAATAGGCGGAAAGCGGCTTGCTTTGGTGCAGCAGCATATCTTCAAAACGTTCGCGGCCGTGCTCGCGCACATAGCTGTCTGGGTCGTGGCCTTCGGGCAGGAAGAGGAAGTGCAGCGACTTGCCGTCTTTCAGTTGGGGCAGGGCGTTTTCCAATGCGCGCCAGGCGGCTTTGCGGCCGGCCGCGTCGCCGTCGAAGCAGAAATAGATGCTGTCGGTTTGGCGCATCAGGATTTTAACGTGCTCGGCGGTGGTGGCGGTGCCCAGTGCGGCCACGCAGTAGCCGATGCCGAACTGCGCCAGCGCAACCACGTCCATATAGCCTTCCACCACCAGGATGCGGCCGGCTTCTTTCACGGCGGCGCGGGCTTCGTAGAGGCCGTAGAGGTTTTTGCCTTTATCGAACAGCGGAGTGTCGGGCGAGTTGAGGTATTTGGGTTTGGAATCGTCCAACACGCGGCCGCCGAAGCCGATAACCTGCCCGCTGCTGTTGCGGATGGGGAACATGATGCGGTGGCGGAAGCGGTCGTAGTGGCTGCCGTCTTTTTCAATCACCATGCCGCTGTTGACCAGCGCTTCGGAAGGGTAGGTGGTGAAACTTTGCGCCAGCGGCCGCCAGCTGTCGGGTGCATAGCCCAGGCCGTAGTGGGCGGCGACTTCATCGGAGAGGCCGCGTTTTTTCAGGTAGCCTTTTGCTGCTTCATTGGCGGCCAGCTCGCGGGTGTAGAAGGCGGCGGCTTGGGCGGTGGTTTCTTCCAGGGTTTGCTGGCGTTGTTTGCGGCGCGCGCGCGCTTCGGGACTTTTCTGGCGGCCTTTTTGCTGCGGCACCGCCATGCCGGCGCGGTCGGCCAGATACTGCACGGCTTCGGTGAAGCCCAGCCCTTGGTATTCCATGACGAAACCGATGGCCGTGCCGTGTGCGCCGCAGCCGAAGCAGTGATAGAACTGTTTGCTCGGGCTGACGGAGAACGACGGGGTTTTTTCTTTGTGGAACGGGCAGCAGGCCATGTAGTTGGCGCCGCCTTTCTTCAGCGGCACGCTCTCGTCGATGATGTCAACAATATCGGTTTTGGCCAGCAGCTCGTCGATGAATTCGCTGGGAATCATGCTTCGGCACTTGGTTTGGAAAACGGATTGAGGCTACCTGAAAACCACGGCGGGGATTTTCAGGTAGCCTTTTTCAGGTAGCCTTTTTCAGGCGGGGTTATTCGGCGGGCGGAACGTAGCCTTGCACTGTGTCGGCCTCGCCGTCGCCGAAGAAGTAGTTTTCCATCTGCTGGGCGAGGTACTGGCGGGCGCGCGGGTCGGCCAGGCTGAGGCGGTTTTCGTTGATGAGCATGGTTTGGTGGCGCGTCCAGGCGTCCCATGCTTCTTGCGATACGTGTTCGAAGATGCGCTTGCCCAAATCGTTGGGCAGGGGCGGGAATTTGAGGCCGGGCGCTTCTTTGCCCAGTTTGATGCAGTTTACCATGCGGGTCATGTGCTTTCCTTTTTAGGTGGTGCGGGTGGGTTTAACGGTTGTTTAGGCCCAATACGTCTTGCATGTCGTATAGGCCGGTGCGTTGCTGTTGCAGCCACACGGCGGCACGTACGGCGCCGGCGGCGAAGGTCATGCGGCTGGAGGCTTTGTGGGTGATCTCCACGCGCTCGCCTTCGCCGGCAAACAGGGCGGTGTGTTCGCCCACGATGTCG